AGATTACTCTTACTACTATTATATTCCTGTAAAATCTCACATTAAAAAGTTTTTAGAAACTAAGGTTATCATTAACCCTTTTCGTGTCACCATTGATAATGAGTATGGCTCATTATTATTTTTATCCTTATCCTGGAAAGCCTGGATAACCAGCGATGAACAAAAGCTAGATTATAATGATAGAATGTTGATTGAGATACCAAAATACTATCACGCAAGGTATGGCCCGTTTATTAGTAATAAAAAAATAGCTTTATTTAACACCGTGGTAGAAAGGATGATGATGAATGAGCTGTTTACAACGCTTGATCAAAACTGCGAAAGCAGCAATTATATTATCAACTGCATTTTTAATTTCAGAAATAAATATGGGATTAATGATTTAGAAATGGATTATCAAAATTTAAGAAAGGCTTATCAAAGGCATCGTCAAAAGCAAAAAGAATTAAAAGAATTTACCCACGTTTGCGTCCCACGCAACATAATGGCTCAATTGTAAAATTTAAAGCATGGAAGATATATTAAGGCCAGAAGGCAGCAACCCAGGCGGAGGGTTAAAAGTAGAATTTACGCCACTTTATAATGTGGTTGCATTTCCAGAAAATGTAGATGTTGAGCTAACGGCAGCAATCACCTTTAAAGCTGGTGCCCGTTGGTTTGTAATAGAAGTGATTGAAAATAGTTTAGATTACAATTGCGAACCAAAAGAAACTGATGCAGGGCAAATTTGGGATTTTAAATTAAGTGGCGTTATACGTGGCGATAGCTTATTATTAAAAAGAGCTTTATCTAAAATGGCTATTATGAATGCGTTTATTGTTAAATATAAAGAAAACGCAGGCTTAACCATTGTAGGCGGTAATTTAACCGAAAGGTTAGAATTTACTTATAAGAAAAGAAGCGGTAATGGTATGGCAGGCTTAAGAAGTTACGCTTTTACTTTCTCTGCAATTTTAACAAACGAACCACCAGTGTATACGTTCTAATAATACGCTGTCCTATACATAAAAGCGGTTTTAGCCTAATGTTGCAGCATGAAGCTGAACAAATTGGCACTTTCTATTGCCAGAGGTACCTTTCTTCTTGATCCCAGATATATTATCTCCTATGCAGGAGTGATATCTGATTATATGGAAGGGAAACCAGTTTCATTTTTTGGCGAAGAAGAAAAAGAAACCGAAACCCCACAGGTTGCGGTGATGATAGGTTCAGATTATCGCCTGGAAAAAACGATGTTAGACCCAACCAGCAATTTATTTGCTGGCTACCCAAATGGTTCTATAGCCATCATCCCGGTTGAGGGATTTATTATGCAGGATGATTTTTGCGGGGCACCAGGAACAGAAACTTTAACTACATGGTTAAAGGATGCCCGCGAAGCTTCAAACATATCCGCAGTTTTATTAGTGATTAATTCTGGTGGAGGCACAGTAACCGGTACAAAAGAATTTTCTGACGTTATAGCCGAAACAGATACAATTAAACCTGTTTACGCTTTTGGTAAAGGTTTAATTGCCAGTGCCGCTTATTGGATTGCAGCAGCTGCAAGAGAAGTATTTGTAAGTAGCGAAACGGTAGAAATTGGTTCTATTGGTACCGCTTACAAATTTTCTGATAATAAAGAATCTTTAAAAAGAGCCGGAGTAAATCAGCATTATATCAATGCAGATTCCTCTCCTGATAAAAATGCGGTAAGCCTTAAAGCTTTAGAAGGTGACTATGCCGACCTAAAAGCATTAATGTTAAACCCTACCAATGATATTTTCTTAAAAGCAATTAAAGAATTTAGAGGTTCAAAACTTCAACTTACCGAAAAGAAAATTGGTGAGGTAAGTCATTTTGAGCCTTTAACGGGCCATGTCTATTTAGCTGAAACAGCTATCACCAATGGTTTAATTGATGGAATTATGAACATGGATAGCATGATCAGTTACATCCATGATAAAAAAGCACCAACACGAAAAAACAATATGAGTAAATTTTCAAAATTAAGCGGCTTAGTTAATAAAGCTGCCAACACGGTTACCCTAGAGGAGCTAACCGCTGTAAATGAGGAATTAACAGCCAGTGGCGTTAATTTCGGATTAGTAAATATGGAAGACTTTGCCAAGTTAAATGCCGATTTGCAAACAGCAAATACAGCTATAACAGCATCTAAAAACGAGTTGTCAGCAACTCAGGCTTCTTTAAATACATCAAATGGTAAAATCACAACTTTAGAAGCAGCTGCAACCCAGGCAACTGAAGACAAAACTGCAGTTGATGGCGAATTAACCACAGCTCAGGAAAGAGTAAGTGAGTTAGAAGCTAAGTTACCAGGAGAAAAAAAAGCAAAAGCAATTTCTAAAGGCGATGTAACCCACACACAGCCAGAGAAAGCATTAAGTAGCTGGGAGCAAAAAGCCATTGCTAAAGTTGGCCAAGTAAAAGAGTAATTAAACCCAAAACAATAAAAATGAAAAAGAACCCCGTTTTAATTTTATTGATGATTTGCCTGGCATTAGTCGCAATCGTCAAAACCTCCATGTTTATTGGAGAAGTAACCAATTTACCCCAAGCCGAAACCAACTTTGTTGTTTACGGTTTAGCGGCATTATTCATGATAGCAGCTGTTGCGCCAGCAGAAAAAAACGCATTATTTACAGGTATCAAAATAGTTGATTTAGTATCAGCATTAGGAGCCTACTGCCAGGAACATCGAGACATCATGATTACCGAATCACTTCAAGGAGATGATTTTGACCAAAGGTTTGAAGTAATGGATGATGTAACTGATGAATTACCAATGCCAACGCTTTCTATTACCGATTTGATTAAGCCTGGTAATGCGGAGTTATTCCAACCTACAGCCAATGCCTTAAGTTTTGGAGCAGAAATTTTAAAAGTAAGACCTATTAAGGTTGATTTATTGTTGAACCCAACTGTGTTAGAAAAAACTTGGTTAGGTAAGATGAAGAAATCAAGCGATCCTTTCGATTTACCTTTTGAGGCTTTCATTATGGATTACATCGGTAAAAAAATTAAGGAAAACTTGATTTTAAAAGCGGTTTATAAAGGAGTTTATAATGCAGCTGGCACTACACCAGAGGCAACTATGGACGGTTTTTTAAAGCAAATTTCTGATAAAATTACAGCTTTAAAAATTGCGCCAACCGTAACAGGAGTGATTACACCGACTAACGTAGTTACCGCTTTAGAATCTGTTTACGATGATTTAGGCGAGGCTTACAAAGGTGGAGCGACAGAAGTTAAAATTGCACCTCAAATATTTGATTGGTACGGCAGAAAGTTTAGAAGTGATTTTGGCTCTAACATCAACTATTCAGGGATTACCATGAATCGTAGAGTTTTAGAAGGTACTAATTGTACTTTGGTTAGAGAGCCAGGATTAGCAGGTTCTCAAAGAACTATTGCCACACCAAAAGAAAATATGGTGTACGGTGTAGATTCTAAAACCTTTAACATGGATATTCAGAAATTTGATAGAACTATCAAAATTCTAATTGATTTCAAAGGCGGTGTTATCTTCAAAGAAACCCACACAAACGCTTTGGCAGTTAATGACCAGGCTTAGTAATTAACCTTCGGGAGTGTGTTAAGCACTCCCTTTTTTCAATAAAATTATGGCAAACGATAAAAAAGAAAATACCAAAGTTGAAACAAACTTTGAAGAATTAACAGCTGATGAAAAGGTAAATGTTTTACAGGCTGCATTAGCAACTGAACAAGCTGGCAGAGAAAATGCGGAAACAGCTTTAGCTAATGAAATTGCTGCTCATGAAGAATCTAATAAGAAATCATTAGAGGTTATTGGTGGCATTAAGGCTAAGCTTGAAGTAACTACCGAAATAGCTAAAGCAGGGAAAGCTTTAACGGTTACTCATAAAAATAAGGAGTACAAGATATTGATCAACTCTTTCAAATTAGATGGCATTGTTTACACTGGCGCTGATTTAAAAGAAAAGCCCGAAATAGTTGAAAAACTGATCAAGTTGGGCTCTGGAGTATTAAGTAATTAATTCACGTAATTTAATTTCATAAAAATGAATTATCAAGATTTACTCGGCCCTGATGGGACCGGAAATAACATGGGAGGAACACAACAGTTTCTTTTCAATGGCAGACATGCGAATGTTTTAACCTGGGCAAAACCTTTGGTAGCAGATTTATTAACCGATGATCAGTACACCATCAAAACTTCTCACGTAATGAAGACCGCTAAAAAGATGAGTAAAATGTACTGCACATTGGACACATCTGAGTTAGAAGCTGCTTTACAGGGTGAACGTGATGGAAAAAGTAATAAGCTTTCTTTAAAGTTTTGGCATCCGGGCAGTAAAAAACAAATTATTGTTTTTCAGAACAATGTTAAAAATGATAAAACATTTTGGATTGTTCCTTTATCAGACGGTACCATGATCCAAATGGGAACTGAAGAGTGGACTTGTGATGTTATGCCAACTTTTAAAACTGGTAAAAACTCAGGTTCTAAAGGCACCGAATTTGTGATTGAATGTATGATGCCAAACATTCTGATTTATGAGGCAGCTATTCCATTAACTCCGGCGGTATAATGGGTAAGCAAAAACCAACACCAATAAAAGAGCATGTTATTATTGGTGTAGTTCCTGGACCTATTTTTTTTAAAGGAAGCACATTTGATTTATCAGAATTAACACCAAGTGATGTTGATTATTTGATAGCAAACGAATGTGAGTATATTAAATGGAAAGTTGAGGAAAACGCAGAACCAACTGCCTAATAATACTTAAGATTAATAATTTGAAAATCCCACACTTAATTGTGTGGGATTTTTTTTTATTTTTACAGCGCAAGAAAACAGTGTCGAAATTCTTACATGACTAAAAGCATGTAAGGTCTCGGCAGAAATATATTGAATACTGCCGAACGTTAGACACTGTTTTTCGTTTGCAAGACCTTACATTTATGAATAAAGCTGCTGAGGAGCGAAATCCTTTAATAGATCAGATTGTAGCCGTGATAGATGAAAACTTTATCTCGGTTAACAACTTACGTGATTGTGATGATTTAATAACCACACAGGATTTAATTCAGGCAGTTAACGAATTTATTCCTTCAGGAGGATTTGAATTCCCCGAACTCATCACCGCTTTAACAGATTTTGGATTTAAGTTTACGGCAACACACGCCGGAGCTTTACAATTTGTTTGGCTAATGAAACGCAAATAGCTGTCCTATAGAAAAACAATTGCACCTGCAATATTGCAGCATGGATGCAATTTCTACAGCCAGAGAATGGCTCACAAACACATCAGATTACAATAAAGGAGTTCAAATATTACAACAATTGGGTTGTGATTCTTTTACCATGATGTTGTTAAAGGCAGCAAATGACAGCCACAACAAGTCCATTTTGTATGATGAAATTGCTAAAATTTTAGATGCAATTGAAACCACTAGCATTGGATTGCAGGAAGACACGCCTCAACATCCAATTTACTTTGACACAGGTACACAGGTTGTAGAACTTAAGCAATCAACACATAACGTGGGTTTTTTGCATAATAACATAAAAGATTTATTGGATGAAAGAACAGAACTCAAAGCAAAACTTCGCTTTTTAGCTAAAGATAACGCAAAGCAAGAAGACCGTAAAAACATTGCTTTTCGAGTTTTAGAAATAACATCTGCTCTTGATAAAATTGAAGATGATAATAACTTCTTCCAAACTTTTGGCTACTTACCTTCAGGATTAATTGAGCCTGATGATGAGCCAGTAAATCTTAAAAAAAGGCAAACCACTCTTAGAACATATTTAACCAGGTATAAAAACCATCCCGAAAAACTAAAGCAATACCAGGAAGAAATTGCCATTGTTAATGCTAAACTTCAAAAGTATGCTGTTTAGTGCCGATGATGTTTTAAGCTATGATAAACCAGCTAATGAATTTGCTGATTTTAAAAGTGAGGCAGGAGCAGAGCTAACTTTGTTATTTAAATCAACACACACCCTAAAGGAAAAGCTTCCATTAATAGAAAAAAAAATTGCTTATCATTTCGCTTCTGGAGGAATGTGGAGCACTCATGAATTATTATTTCATCTGCTTAGCATTGTCGGTCCGGCTAATGTATTTATAGCAACCTGGAGCATTACTGAAGAACCTGCTAGAATGTTAGTTGCTGGTTTGAATTCGGGCATTATAAAAAAAATGTTTGGGATTTTTGATGTTAGGGTGAGGCGTAGATCACCGGAGACTTACGCTTTTGCAAAGCACAACTTTTGCCAGGCTAAAACAAGCATACTTCATGCAAAAGTAACCGTAATTGAAAATGAGAATTGGAAAATTTCCATTGTTGGTTCATCCAATTACACAAACAACCCTCGCATTGAAGCTGGCGTGATCAGCACACATGATGCTACTGCTGAATTTCATAAAGCTTGGATTCAACAAGAATTAAAAAGCGCTAATCCATTTGATTTATGAGTAAGGAAGAAATTTTAAGCGAAATAACAAAGCTTGCGCAGTTAGCAATGAGCCCTCGTGAAATTGAAATCATACTTGATATCAATCAGGGTTCTATTTACCTAAATTTAAGAACAAACAATGGTCATGAATATGCTAAAGCCTATTTAAAAGGTAAATATATTCTAGAAGCCGAGTTAAATAAATCAATTCTAAACCTGGCAAAACAAGGCAGTGGACCTGCTCAAACAATGGCAAAAAAATTAATTGAGCAACAAAATGCAAAGGAGGTTGATTTTGAGTAAAACTGATCTAATGCGCTTTGAAGAGAATCTGGATAAAGTAGTTAAATACTATTTTTCAGACCCGGATAATGTTAAACTATCTGATAGTTTATTAAAGCAAATTGAACGCTGGAAGTTTATACGAAATGTTTACAGCAGCTGGAAAGTAAGCAACGATAGACAAGTTGCTAACGCAGTAATGAAAGAATTTAGCATTGAAGAACGCCAGGCTTATCGTGATGTTAAAGCTGCTCAAAAATTATATGTTCGCCTGGAAGAAACAAATAAAGAGTTTGAGCGAATTATTTTAATTGAATCTATTAAAAAGAATAAAGCCAAAGCCGAAGCCAGTGGCCAATTAAAGTTGGTAGCAATGTTTGATGCCAATTTGATAAAAATTGGCGGCTATGATAAAGAATTTGAAGCTCCTAAAATTATTCAATTTATTAAAAATGAAATGGTTTATGATCCTCGCTTAGTTGGAGGAGAAGAAATTGAAGATTTAGAAAAAATTACCAAGCAATTTTTAGCTAAAAAGAAAAAGCAAATAGATGATGAATTTGCAGTTGATGCTGATATAATAGAGGAGGAGTTACGTAATGTTAGTCATTGACGCTCCACAGGATTTAGAAAAGCCTTATGATGAGGTCAGACGTGTCCATTACAATAAACCTCAGCTTTATAGCCATTTAATTGGAGCTAATGATGAGACAGATGTTTGGGGCAGAGGCACAGGAAAAAGCACAGGTCGAATTGCGCCCTGGACAATAGATAAAATATTTTCTATGCCTCGTTCTAGGGGCGTTTGCGTTGCAGAAACTTATCTACAAGCATTAGAAAGAACATTACCGCCAATTATCCAGGGTTGGGAAGAAATGGGATATCAACGTGATGTTGACTTTGTCCTGTTTAAAAAACCACCATCAGATTGGGAAATACCTTACATCGGGCCTTTAACTCCTCAACACACCATTTATTGGAAAAACGGTACTGTTATTTCAATTATTAGTCAAGATAGGCCAGGGACCTCAAACGGTATGTCCGTTGATTGGATTTTTGGTGATGAGGCTAAACTTTTAAATAAGGATAGATTATTTGAGGAGCTTCTTCCAACCAATAGAGGTAATGAACGATATTTTAGAGGCATACCAGGGCATCATGCAACATTATGGACAACTGATATGCCCACAACGCCTAAAGCTAAATGGTTGCTTGAAAAAGAGCAACAAATGGATAAAGAACAAATCCGTTTAATAATGGCTTTAAGGGTTGAAATGTATAAGGCTCAACAAAAAAATAACGTAAAGAAATACCTTAAACTTCAAAAATTATGGAACGAGCTAAGGGCAACAGCGGTGCTATATTCCGAAGCTTCCACTTTGGCAAACATTGAAGTTTTAGGAATTGGCTTTATCCGCAGGATGAAAAGAACATTACCTGATTTATTATTTAGAACTTCCATTTTAAATGAAAGAATTACACAGGTAGAAAACGGCTTTTATGCCTTGCTTGATGAGGATTTACATTGTTATAACAACATCAACTATTCAGTAGTTGATGGTAATTACTATAATGAGGATAAAGGATTAATACTTCCTGTTAATGGCTCATTAACATGGCAGAAGGATAATGATTTAGACCAATCAATGCCTTTATCAATAGCCTTAGACTACAACGCGTCTATCAATCCATTGGTAGTAGGGCAACGCTCTGGGCAATACCTCAAATATCAAAATACCTTTTACGCAATGCATCCCCAACGCCTCAAGGATGTTATTAAAAACTTTAGCGATTACTATGAGGGTTATCCAAACAGGGATTTAATCTACTACTATGACCATACAACGATAGGAACAAACGCTAGTTCTGATATTAGTTACGCTGATGAAGTAAGGGCAATACTTGAAGACAATGGATGGAATGTCATCATGAGGTACATAGGGCAAGCGTTAACGCATTACAGCCGTTACATTATGTGGGGCTATGCTTTCGCAGGGGATGACCCCCGATTCCTACGCCCAAAGTTTAACAGAAACAATACATCTTATTTACGTTTATCAATGCAAAGTGCTGAAGTAGTACAAGTAGGGAATGAATTTAAAAAGAAGAAAACAGACGAGCGTAAAAGCAAGATAGACCAGAGGGAGACCACGCATTTTAGTGATGCTGGTGACACGCTATTTGTCGGGGAGTCTATTGCCTACCTAGAGGGCACAGGCACACGATTAGAAACTCTATTCTCTAAATAAATCCACAAAATTTATCGACTGCAACTCGCAACCCGTTTCATATAACGTACGGGGGCAGGGGTGCAATTGCTTTAACGCCACAGCGCATGGTGGGGTCAGTAGACACGCTTTTAAAATGGTTTCCAAAAAAAACCATTTTAAAGAGCTGAATGACAAATAAATAAGTAAAAATAATTGGCAAAATAAGTGTTTTATATATTGGATATATCCAAGATAATAACTATCTTTAACGTAGTTAATCACTTAAAGAATAGTATGTTATGAATGAGAACAACAAGAAACCAACGGTTTTAAAAAAAGAAGAAGTTTTGCTAGTTGCACCCATTAAAGAGGTAGCGGAGACCGCAAAAATTGTTAAAATAGGGTTAAACCTAGAAAAAACGCTAACAGTTGTAGAGGAGCTTTATCGCAAGTCTAAGCAGTTGACCAGGCTAAAATTTTATGCCGAAAGATTGCGAGGTTTTGAGATTGAGCAAAAGGATGAAGACTTCAAAAATGAATCTCACTACAACGGTTGCGCATTAACTATTTCAGATGACAAGAGAGACAAGTTTGAATTGAAAAACCCTTTTTTGATTAAAGAGGTAGCGGAATTTTTAGCTAAAAGGTTTGAGGATAAAACGGCAGAAATTGAAGCCGAAATTGTATTGCCTTAAAAATTAAATATCCCCTATGGGTTGCAGCCTATAGGGGATTAATTAAATCACTTAATTGTTATTTTATGGAACGCAAAGTAAACGAAAAAAGGCAACAACTGAAAGCCTTAAGCAAAGGAATTGGTTTATTAATTAAAGCCGGAGCAGTTGACAGCATTAACGAAGGCTTAATTGAAATTTACACCAAAGGAGACCACAAAGAATTTAAAAGCTACAAGCAATGGAAAACAGATGGTATGCAAGTAAAAAAAGGGGAGAAAGCTTTTTTGTTGTGGGCAAGACCAAAAGGGGTAGGAAAAATTGAGGATAAAGCAGTGCAGGAGAATAAAGAAGAAAAGTTTTTTCCGATGGCTTATGTTTTCTCAAATGCACAGATTGAACCATTGAAAGGAGAGCAACAAAATGATTGATGCTTTTATTGAATTCATAAACTCTATTTATTGGGATGGTTATGCGGAACAACTTGCAGACAGCGACCCTGCAAAATTTACTTTTGAATTGAACCAATTTTTAGACGCTTACTAATAGATTATGCCTTTATGCTGTATTTTGGAGTACGTACTTTTGAGACGGTTTAGGCACTAAAGAAAACCACTGAAAAAGGACTAAGCCAACCGCCAACTATTATTAGTTTGGGCGGTTTAGGCTTGAAAAAAATCCGCTTACGCGGATGATGCTTTCTTTTTAATGTCTGAAAAGAAACAAAACAGACTTACTTCTCTTCCTGATGAAATCTATCACCTGAGGGAACTCCTACTATTTCTCCCCAATCTTTATCATTTACAATTACTTCTTCCAAAGTATTATATGCAGCTGGTAAACTAGTTTCAATTGAGCAAATACTATCTGCTCCGGCCTGTTCTCCGTTTAAATACATAAACACTACAAAAAATTTATCTTCCATAATTTCTCTTGTTTAACGGTGAAACCTGCTTTTATTAACCACTCTTCCATTTTATCTAAACTAATGTAGCGGCTTACTTTCAGGTAAGAAATGTAAGCCAACCTCGTGTTGTCTTTCATGCCTATTTCTAAACATTTTGTTTTGTTTAAGCAAAGTGCTTTAAATGCTTCTTTAGTATTCATAATTAAAATATTTTATCGTAATGATTTTCTCTTAGCCAGTTTCCAAAATCGGACATTATTTTTGATAATTGCGAAAAATTATCGGGGTTAAAATCCTCCAACATCTCGAATTTTTGAGTGTCGTTAAATTTTCCTTTTTGGAAAACGCAGACTATACAATTCTCTGTGTCTGTGCAAACCCAGTGGTCTGCTTTTTCTGATTGTTGTAAAATAAATCTTTCCATCTTACCTAAAAAGCCCACAACTTTCGAGGCGGGATTGTCCCGCAAAAAACTTCGCGGGTAAAACACAGGTTCTTAATTTATTGCATTCAAAATATCATTTTTTTGAAACTTAGCGTTATATTTTATAACGATACACCCATTCCACATGGTAAAATCCTTTTTGTCTAAATTAGCATTAGCCCAATTAATTTTTTTTTCTGTGTTTGTAATAGTGAAAGACTTCATTGTTGCGAAGTTTTAAGCTTGTAAGCACTATTGTTCGTTTGCATTAACCAAATGTATTATATCTGTTGGATATATCCAATTAAATAAATTTTTATTAATTATCCTCCTACACATTCTTAAACACGGTTTTTTTTACGTCCTATAAAAATAATGAGTACTGGGTTACTTTAGGATCATGATTAAACTAAAGGAGGCAACCCGCATAATGGAACAAACAACTGCCAGGGGTTTGCCAGTTCCTTTTCATATTGTGTTTTGTACTGCCGATTTAAACCGTAAAACTGGAGGCGAAATTATCACTCTTGACAGAGCTGTTTTAAGCCGAAATATTAAAAGTAAAGTTTATGGCAAAAGCGGAAATGTACAGGCTACCAAAAAGCCAGAACATCACCGCAACAGAACACGAAACCTGCAACAATTGCAAACTTCTGAAATTAGAAAAGCTCACATCGATTTGATTTTATATTTAAACCAGGAGGAAGTGGTATGAGTGAAATTTTAATTGACGGCGATCATGCAATTTTACCAAACGGAGCTTTAGTTTCAGTTATTCAGGGAGGTAAAAGCAGCGCAGGATTATCTGTAAAAACAAATAAAAATCCTGTTGTAAAATATCCGGAAGGTACTAAAGCAACCAAGGGCAGCAAGGGAATTGCTTATTGGGGTAAGAAAAACGACTTTCCGCAACAGTTAATAAAAAAAATGGCTACCAACCCTATTTTAGCCAGAACATTAGATGATAAAGTTGGCTTTGCCCAGGGCGTAGACATTTTGCCAGTAATGCCCGTAATTATTAATGGTAAAAAAGAATTCATCATTGTTGATGATGCTGAAATATGGGATTTCCTTGATAAAAATACTACTCATAATTACATTAATGAGGCTTTCACTAATTTGTTTACTTTTTATAATTTTTTCCCGAAGCTGACCAAGAGCATTGATGGCACTAAAATTTTACAGATTGATTGCGAGGATAGTGCTTTCTGTAGGTTTAGCGCTCAAAATGATGATGGTATTTGTGATACGGTTTACTTGAATGCAAATTGGCCAAACGCAAAAACTACCGACCCTGAGACTATCGAATATAAAGCGGTTAATCCGTTTTCTTTCTTTTTAGAAAATGAAGCTTTTGAAATTGAGGATGCTGAATTTATTTACCCGGTAAGTTATGCAACAGCGGGAAAAACGTTTTATCAGTTAGCTCATTTTATGTCTTTTTTAGACAGTGAATGGGATATTTTAATGTCGCTTATTGTTAAGCATAAACGATGGTTTTTAGAAAATCAAATCAGTTTAAAATATCATATAGAAATACCCGACTATTATTTTGTTGAGAAATATGGTAAGGCTTATACACAAGCTTTGGATCCTGAAAAGCTACAAATGAGGCTAAAGGTATTGAAAGAATGGAATGACTTTTTAGCCAATGTAGAAAGTACCGGAAATTCATTTGCATCTATTTATAAAGTGGTTAATAATGTTGCCGTACCAGGCACTAAAATCACCCCGATAGAAAATAAAATGGTTGATGGTAAACTCATCAACGATAACCAGGAAGCTTTCTCTCTTTTATTATATGCGCTGGGTATGGACCCTGCTCTATTAGGTTTTGCACCTGGTAGTAAAATGGGTAGTGGTAGCGGTAGTGATAAACGTGAAGCTTTCTTAATCTTTTTAGCAAAAGTTAATCCTTACCGCAAGAAGGTTTTAGAACCACTGAATTTTATTGCGCTTTACAACGGTTGGAAGAAAAAATATCCACGAATGCGTTTTGTTTTTGAAGACGTGATTTTAACCACTTTAGATAAAGGCAAAGACACAGAAACCAGTATTGAAAAACCGAAAGGAGGCAACGAGGCTAAATGATAGTAAAAGACATTGCCACTTTGTTGGCCAATACATCGGTTGATCAGAATTTAAGTTTTGATTTGGTTAAACCTTATTTATTAGATGCGGAAGAGCAATATCTAATCCCAATTATAGGACAGGCTTATTATGCTGAATTAATAGCTTATACTAACCCTGAAGAAGAGTATAAAAAGAAAATCTTACAGTTAGCACAAAGAGCCGTTGCCAATATGGGGATTGCTTTATACCTACCTGCTGGAAATATCCAAATTAGCGATAGCGGAGCTCAAATATCATCTACTCAGGATAAAAAAACGGCTTTTGAATGGCAAATAAATAGAGCTATACAATCAATTAGCAGGCTTGCGATGAATGCCTTGGAACAGTTAATTGCTGTTTTAGAGTTAAATAAGGATGAAATATTAGCCTACAAAGAAGCCGAAATAAGAGTAATTAATGAAAGCTATTTCATTAGAAATGCAACTGAATTTAACGCTCATTATCACATAGACAGAAGCAGGCTTACTTTCTTATGCTTACAAAGCACTGCAAGGGATTTAGAAACCAGTATGATCATCCCAATGATTGGTGCCGCTTTAGCAGTTGATTTAAAAGAAAGGCGAAAAATAAAAACCTTAACGGCAGCAGATATGCGGTTAATGGACTGCATTTATAAATCTATTGCGTTTTTAACCATTCAGGAAATTTTGCCACAACTAGCTGTTGAAATAAGCCCATTTGGTTTAAGTGCAAATTATATGAGCATGATCAATAATGCTACCTATAAAAATCCTGCGGAAGACAGCCGTGTGACCATGCTTTTGACTTATGTTAAAAATAAATCAACCAATTATTTACAAGAACTGCCCATGCTACTTCCTACTTATGTCCAGGGATCAGCAGGTACTATTGACCCAACAGGATTAAAAATTTTCCCAGGCTTTTAATATGGAACTAAAACTTAATAGAAAAATTTACACCAAAAACAGCACCATTGGCGAGTTGATTATTAATGGCGTTTTCTTTTGCCACTCTCTAGAGGATGTAATTAGGGATGCTAACAGAAATGGAAATTTTGATGGTGCAGAAAGCAAGGTTCATTCTAAAACGGCAATACTAGCGGGTAGGTATGAGGTGATTATTAATATGAGTACTCGTTTTAAAAAAATCATGCCTTTGTTGTTAGACACCCCTTTTTTTAAAGGTATTAGAATACACAACGGCAACACGCCCGAACATACCGAAGGCTGCATTTTAGTTGGCAGCACAAAAAGTGTTGATTTTGTTGGAGGTAGTGTTGATGCCTACACCCGGTTAATGATCAGGCTAAATAACGCTTTTAAAACAGAGAAGATTTTTATAACAGTTGTAGATATGCCAGCTTAATGATTGGTAATTTATTTAACTGGATAAAGCCTTCGGTAGAAGGTAAAGATGGAAAAGCCTCCGCAAGAGCTTTGACAAATGTATGGTATGTGGTTTTAAATACCATTTTATCTGTAGGGGTGCTTTATTTGGTTACTTGGATCATAAAAGAAAAAGTAACAAACCCGGAAGCGGTAAAAGCTTTGTGGGCTTTAATATGGTTGATAGTAATTTATAACGTAACCATATTATTAATATTCGGAATTGTAACGGTGCAAAATATTAATGAAGGCATCAGGGCTTTTAAAGGAACTGCTGAACCTATTAAGGTAACGGCTACCACAAAAACAGAAACAGAAATTACACAGGTTGAATAATTACAAAATCAGATGACTGAAATAAAGGTAGTAATATGGGCGGTAGATGACGATGAAACGTGGTTATTCCTGTTGCAGAGATTTTTAAAACAGCATGGGGTTGATTTGCTTGTTTTTGGTGAGCATGAAGATTTTTTTGACTTGCTGGATGATAGTGTAGATATTGTTTTGATGGATGTTCACATGCCTAAATTTAACATTAGAGAAGGTTTAAAAAAAATGTATGCTATCAACAACAGGATTTTAACCATTCTGATGACCGCAGAACCTGATTATAAAACCATTAACTCTATCCGTAATGGTAATGGCATTTTTAGGTTTGTTGAAAAAGGGCTTTGGAACGAAAATAATAACCCCATTGCATATATAGGTGAGGTAATTAATTTTAATTGCTTTGAAGCAATAAGAATTTTTATAGAGGAAGCTAAACAACATTTAATATTAACTCAGCCTATTCATGAGCAGCTTGGACGATAAATTCTGGTACGATAAAGCAGTTACCATTGCAGTAGTAATGTTAGGCGCTATAATTACATGGTTTGGTGTGGAGTGGAGGAAGATGATCAAGCTCAGCTTTGATGCTAAGTTTGACGAAAAACAGAGAGAATTAAAAGAAAAGGTTTTGGACTTGGACGAAAGAGTGAGGGAGTTAGAAGTATGCAAAGAAATAAATGAGAAGGTCGCTAAAGCCACAGAAAAGGCATTGTTTGGTAAGAATTTATAGATTATGATTTAATAATATTTTTAAATAGAGAATAATGAAAACATTACACAGCCCTTTTCAAACTATAAAGCCTCATTTAATTGTTTGGCTTTTATTATTGGCGGTTTGCGTTTGCGGCTGCCGTACGGTAAAAACCAATACCGATAAAAACAAAAGCAATACCGATGTAAAAAAAGAGGAAGTAAAAACCGAGATTAAAACAGAGGTGGAGGTTAAAAAGAAAGCGGAAACATCGAAATCAGAAACTAAAGCTGATATCAGTAAGGAAAATAAAACCACAGAGGAAATTATTACCTACTTCCCTAAAAAAGATAGTGCAGGAAACCAATTAATTGCCTCTCGCACAAAACGAGATATTAATTTAAAGGAGACCGACCAAAGTTTAATTAATAATGAAAGGGTTTTAAGTATTATCG